CAAATAAGCTATTGGGACGAGGTTTTCTTCGAGAAGCTTATGAAGGCCCTGGAAACAAAACGTTTCGAGCTTCTTGAAGGTCTCGCCCATGGCTCAGAGTATGACGAATACCTGAGACAGGTTGGCCAGCTTAATGGCCTGACGATAGCGGGAGATATCGCCAAAGAACTTCACGAGAAATATAGGTCCAGCACATGAGTTCATTTTTCAGATCAGACTTAATCCGCGAACTTGCGGTTGCGAAAGACCAAGCGGCGGCGATTATAGCCGCCCTAGGGGACTCGCTCGATACTATCACGCTCACTGGCAATGACATTATCATGGCTGTGTATATTGAGCCGGGCGTGAACAAAGGCGGCATTATCCTTCCAGATGAACGTCTGAAGGAAAGCCTCTATCAGTCGAAAGTCGGCCTTATCGTCAAGACCGGCCCTGACGCCTTCCGCTTTCGCGGTTCGTTCCCTTGGGTCAGCCCCAGGTCCGAGGAGTACGGCGAGGAAGGCAAGCTCAAGAAGAGCTACGCCATGCGGGCGAAAAAGCACACGCCAAAAGTTGGCGACTGGGTTGTTCACTTCCCTACGGATTCAAAGCTGTTTGGCCTGCGCGGCGTCCCGTGTCGGTACTCGCTCGACAGCACCGTGAAGATGATCGCTACGGCCCCCAACGAGATTTTGTAAGGAGCGACCATGTCCAGGCGTAAAAGAGCAGCAGCGGCGCAGCTTGACCGGATGACGGCCGAGAGCGCCCGCGAGACGGCGGCTGATGTAGAGTTTGAGGTTGTTGACGAAGGCGGCGCCGTGATCGCGGCGGCTCCGTTCGATGAGATCATTATCGAGCACGCCGAAGACGCCCACTCCCCTGCGATCCGCGAGGCGGAGGAACCCGATGCCCTGGCCAAGCTCAAGGCGCAATATGCGGAGCGCGAGTCAGAAGTGCAGCGGCTCCGCCGCGAGAACGCCGAGGCCGAGCGCCGCGCCAACGCCAACGCCAACAGCGCCGTTCAGGGTGAGCGGAACTACCGCGAAGCAACCGTTGCGGCGGTGGACAACGCCATTGCGCTGGCGAAGTCCAATATCGAGCGGGCGCAAGCCGCCATGGCGGCGGCGGCGTCCCGGAACGACTGGGACACGCACACCCGAGCAGTCGCGGTTCTGACCGAGAACTCCTCTCAGATTCAAAGCCTGGAGCAGGCCAAGCGCAACGTCGAGACGGCGCCGCCGCCTGACGTCTCCCAGTATCAGCAGCCCTCGGCGCAAGATGGGTTCGAATCGCAGATCAGAGCGTTTCCGCCTAAAACCCAGGACTGGTTGCGCGAACACCGGGAAGACATTTACCTGAAACCCGCACGCGCCGGACTAGCCGAGGCCGCCGCCCGTACTGCGGAGCTGCGGGGAATTCCGGTGGAGTCGGATGAATATTTCGATTTTATCGACGAGCAGATGGGGTACAAGACCGTGACCAAGGAAATCGACAGCGGGCGGCAACGCTCCGCCCCTGCCCCAAGGCAGGCGCAGACCCCGGCCGCGCCTCCGGCCCGATCCACATTCGGCGCGGCGCAGGGCGGCGCGCGGCGTATCCAGCTTTCTCAGGACCAGCGCCGGGCGGCGGTTCAGATGTATTCCGACCTCCCCGAGCACGAGGCCCTGGCGAAATACGCGCGCGGAGTCGCTGAGGTCGACAGCGGTAAATCTAATCTTCTCTGGTCAAGAGATAAGTATAAGGGAGGGGCCGGTGTCTAAAGCTCCGTACAACTGGCGTAAGGCGGCTAAAATCCCGGCAACTCCGAAGGAACTCCCTATGGCGAAAGCCCCAGAACCTAAGGCCGATGAGGCCGAAGTTAGCGCTGTTGACGCCCTTGCGGGTCAGATGGCGCAGTTTATGCAAATGATGACCGCCTCTCAAAAAGAGATGGCGGGTCAAATTTCTGCGCTCGGCAAGCAGGTTGCAGACCGCAGAGAAATCCGCGTCGAGGCGCGCGCGCCCCAGCGCCCACAGGCCCGAGAGAGCGCTGTCACAACGGCTATCGGCCGCGACGGCGAGACCGTGACCCGGCGCGCGCAGTTCGCGGCGTCGAACCCATTTGACCTCCCGACAGAGTTTGTGGAAGCTACTCTAGAAGAGGGGTATACTCTTGAATGGAAAACCCGGTTCGTCTACAATGAAGAGCGTGGTGTTTATATTTCTCGGCTCCAAAGAGACGGCGGCTGGCGGCCTGTTCTTAACGACAGGCTTCCCGGCGTCTTCTCGGGAGAAGAGAACGAAGCAGTTCAGCATGACGGCATGATTTTAATGGAGCGTCCTGTTGGATTGACAAACGCAGCTCGGCGTGAAGAACAGCATAGCGCCCGTGAGCAGGTTCTCATGAGGCAACGGAATTGGGGTATCGAGTCGAAGCGTGATGATTACTTCGACGTGAACCACCCCCAGGCGCAGAGAGACACGCTTTTGCGAGCAGTTCGTGAGCAGGCAGACCCAAGTTGGGCTCCGTCGCACACCATTGCTGGTGATAACGAATTCTAGTAGTGCGTAACGGGGGCCAGTCTTTTGTTGGTTTTAGGCTGACCCCCACAGTTCAGCAGGCTCGTCATTCCGCCTCGGCGTTGAGGACGAGAGAAAAGCATGCCGCGCAGTTCCGTCTCGGCGTTGAAAGCGCAAACCCAGGTAAAGCTGTTCCGTCTCCGCGCCGGGGAACGTTGAAAGCAAAGCCGGATAACCCAACCCAGGATTTAAGAAATGGCCAACACGAACTCCCCGTTCGGATTGCGCCCGCTAGGGATTTACGGCGCGGCGCAGCCAACGTTTCAACTCCAGGCGTGGAAAGTCGCTGCGGGTAATACGCACGCTTTCTATCGCGGTGACCCTCTTATTCGCCTGAACACCGGATACACCGATTATTGGGTGAACGGTCAGCCCGCATCCTACTTGGTAGGCGTGTTCTGGGGCGCGAAATATCTGTCGACCGCCCTTGGCCGCACCACCCAGAACACGTTCTGGCCGGGCAACGACTCCACAACGGACGGGACCGTGTACGTCATCCCGTGCGACAGCTTCCCAGCCCCGCTTTTCGTCATCCAGGCCAGTAGCTCAACGACCCCGATTGCGCTTTCTGACATCGGTAAGAACGCGGATATCGTTCTGGGCACCGGCCATATCCTTGGCGGATCGCTTGGCCTTTCCGGCGCTACTCTCGGCGCCCCGACCACGACTCCAACCCTTCCATTCCGTGTGGTTGGCCTGTGGTCCGACTATGCCCCACCCGGCGCGCCGGGCGCAGACAACACAACCCCATATAACCTTGCCGTAGTGACGCCGAACACTGCGCAGATGACTGGTATCTAAGAGGAGCGCGAACTATGGCTATTAATCTCGCAGCCGAACGCGACCTTCTACTCCCAGGTCTCGCGGCTATCACGGGTCAGTACAGGCAGATCGAGCCGCAGTGGCGGCGTCTGTTCCGCACGATTCAGTCTAAAATGCAGATTGAACGTACTGTCCAGGCTCGTTACTTGCAGCTTGCCGCGCTGAAGGAAGAAGGCGCGCAGACTCTGTTCGACAACAATGCCGGACAGCGTTGGATTTACAACATGGAGCCAATCGAGGCGGGTCTTGGCTACGCCATCACTCGTAAGGCGATCGACGATAACCTGTACAAGCACGATTTCAACCCAATGAATCTTGGGTTGGCTAAGTCGTTCGCGGACTACTGGGAGATTCAGGCAATGAATATCCTGAACACCGCTGGCACATATAATGCGTCCATCGGTGGTGACGGTGTTTCGTTGCTCAACGCCGCGCATCCGCTTACAGAAACTTCACCGTTCGTCGGCGGCTCGTGGGCCAACCGGCCGAGCGTTGATGTAGACCTCAACGAGGCCACCCTCATCGCAGGTCTAAAGCAGATTCGCGCCGGGTTCGTGAACGAGGCCGGGCTGAAAATCCGCGCGCGCGGCCGCCTTCTCTGTGCTCCAATCGCGCTAGAAGACGTCTGCATTCGCTTGATCAAAGCCGAGTTGCGGCCGGGCACCACCGACAACGACCCGAACGCCATTCATACACTGTCGGGCGGCCTGCACGACTTCGAGATTTTCGATTACCTGACTTCGTCCTATGCTTGGTTCATCAAGACGGACGTTGAGGGTCTTATCCATATCGATCGTGTTCCGTTCGAGCTGGATATGCACGTCGACTTCATGACCGACAATTTGTTGGTCAAAGGTTACCAAAGAGCCGGGTTCTTCTACAACGACCCACGCTGCTTGTACGGCAGCATGCCGACGTCTTAAGGAGGACTTTGGATATGGCTAAGAGCGCTATCAGCGGTCCTCTGATTGTTTACGGGAATGAGGCGACCCCTCCGGGGACCGCCGCTCGCTCGGCCAATCAGAACCCCGATGCAGGCCCCTCCATGTTCTATGGCGGAATCAGCATCCTCGACCCGCGCCCGGCGTATACCTTCTACACCGGGCAGACTCCGGACTCCCCAACTGTTCTTGGCTGGGCGAGCCCGGATATTATCGCCGTGGATTTCGCCCCGGCGATCGCCGCAACAGCGAACATCGCGGCTCTTCAGACTATGTCGACAGGCGTTGCGCTCACCCTGGCTTCGGTCACGGCGGGCGACATCACCGTGGGCGATACGTTCAAGAACTACGCTACGGGCGCGACTGTGACGGCGCTCCGCATCGGCGCGAAGCCTGCGGGTTTATCCGCTGGGTCATCGAGCTATGCGGATATCTGGGACCCAACCACTCTTGGTTCGCGCGCGGTCTCGATCACTGCGGGCGGCACTACGCTTGCGGGCATCGTGTTCACCGTCGTCGGCTACGACATTTACGGCCAGCCGCAGACCGAGGCCATCACCGGCCCCGCGACCGGCACCGTGAACGGCAAGAAGACGTGGAAGTGGATTGCCTCGGTGACCCCGAGCGGCAGCTCCTCGCAGACGGTTAGCATCGGAACCGCCGATATTTTCGGCTTTCCGATCAAGGTCACCAGCTTCCCATACGTCAGTTTGTGGTGGAACAACGCCGCGCAGGTGGCGGCCCAGTTCACGGCGGCGGACGTCACGAACCCTGCGACTACGACAACGGGCGACGTGCGAGGCACCTTTACGCCTTCATCAAGCGCTGCGGACGGGACAAAGCGTATGATCGCGTTCATCACCGTGCCGGTCTCCAATATGGCTGTCACATCAAACGCGGCCATGATTTTGGGCATGTTCGGCCAGACGCCGGTCTAATAGGAGGGCTTTCGCAATGGCGAGGCACCACAAAGAGCACGAGAAAGAGCACGAGCACGAAGGCCGCGAGGAGCATAAGCACGGCGGTCACGTGGGTCATAAGGGGCATAAGGGCCTGAAGCGCGGCAAGCACCACAAGGCTGACGGCGGCAAGCTGCCTGAAAAGGCTGACGGCGGCAAGCTGCCTGAAAAGGCTGACGGCAACCCGTTTGTGGTCAAGGAAGCCGAGCACGGCAAGCAC